AGCATGGGTTGTTGTAACTCCAAAGACATCGTTCGGGGCAGCGTAAGACCCCCGGTTACCGGGGACTTGTCTGTCCCTGCGGTGAACTTGGCGAAAGAGTCATCAGAAGACGAGAAGTATCATCTCCGTCACGACTCCGACCCGACTAATTCCCCTAAGGATTCCTCCTCAGGTTCCTTAGTCAGGGACGGTGTAATCGCCAAGCTCCTGACCCCGTCAGATGTCATGTCTGAGGGGCAGGAAAAGGCACCGTTACCTGATGTGCAAGAGGGCCATTCTTCCGTGGAAAAGAAGAATGGTAATGGGAAGAAGAAGAACAGACGGCTGTTGAACACCGCTACGTCGGCCTTAAGAGCGGCCTTCGCGTCAGCGTTCGGCCGTCCGTTCCCTTCTGGCTCTATTCCAAAGGGTTGTCGTGATTCTCTTCGGAAGTTCATTCATCGACTTGTCGATAAATTAACTTCTAGATCACGGCATGAGGGTGTTTATCACATCCTCAGAGAGATTGCCGACCTTTCGAGCCTAGCTCGTCACTGTTGGCTACACAACAATCTCTCAACCCTCTGGAAACATCACCTTCTGCGCCGACTTCCTCGTCGTGACCGCACTGAAGGACTGGCTACAGAACTCTCATTTGTTAAGAGAGCTCTTCCAGTCGCGGGGGACAGGGAAGTCAAGGAGGCACTCCGGGTGCACAAAGAAACTTATTTATCTGAGTTTAATTGTGACCCGCTCGTCTTAGCTAAGGCTCGTAAATTTGCCTTCAACTTTGCTAAGAGGTACCTTCCTTCAAAGCGCATAGGGATCGCGCATCCGCTAGCGTCCTCCTCTGACTCGGCCTGCTTTGAGCAGTCTCGGGCCAAAGGCGGTTTAGCTTCTTATGTACGATCTCTTGGTGATGAGAGTGATGATGATAGCTTCGACGGAAGTGAATCGGAGGATTCCGCTACTTTTGGGTGCTATGTTGAGCCCCTGGAAGCAAGATTCCTCACGACCGCCTCTGCCGATGTCGAGACTTTCCGGAAGATCCTAAACAAATTGGATCTCCCCCCGAAAGCTAAGGTCCAGGTGTTACTGGAACGCGGTTTGAAGACCCGAGTCATTACAGCCTCGAGCGGCGCAGCAGTTGTCTGCGGCCATGTTGCTCGGCGACGACTTTATCAGGGTCTCAAACGGCATCCAGCGACAAGTCAGGTACTTAAGGGTGAATTCACCCCAGATGCTTTTGTTGGTTCGTCGGGACAAGTTGTGTCCTCCGACCTTACAACGGCATCTGACCTGATTCCCCTGGACTTTGCCCAAGCACTCGTTGAGGGCTTGGTTAGTTCGGGTCGTTTCAATAACGTGGAATGTCTCGGCCTGGCTGCCTGCACCGGACCGCAGGAAATCACTTACGACGGCACGGAGTTCTTTAGAACTCGACGTGGTCTTCTTATGGGACTTCCTACGACCTGGTGCCTTCTTTCGCTATCCCATCTCTTTTGGTGGGAGTCCGCGAAAGTTGAGACTGCTGTCAGTTTGAATCGCCAGATTAAGGCACCCTTCGCAATTTGCGGGGATGACCTAATTGGCGTTGCGCCACCAAGAATGCTCGACTCATATGAGGAGCTAATCGTTTCTTGTGGCGGACAGATATCTCAGGGCAAACATGCTATCACACACTCTAGAGCCGTTTTCCTAGAGGAGCTGTGGCAGTTCAACGGAATCTGTTATAAGGATGTCTCTAGAGGTATCCCTATAACCAAGATTGTGAAGCAACGCGGTTTCAAGAAGAGGGTCATTCTCGGTAAACGAGAATGCCTGATCGTACGAAGGTTCCGTAAAGTCAAGTTCATGACTTTGCGGTCCTTCGCGGATCCAAGCTCTGAACCTACCAACGGACGTTATAAGTCCGTCTTGCCACTGTGGGCAACTGTGGGTAAGATTTCAGAGGCTCTTCTTAGGAACGGTGCTTCCCCACGTTCAATCTGGGCCGTGGTCGAGACACTCTACCCTACACTTCCAGGATTGGCAGCGAAGAACGGGATTCCTCCCTATCTTCCTACCGCTCTTGGAGGTGCAGGCTATGTGACTCCCAAAGGCCTCAATCTTAGATTGAAACGTGCCGTGCGAACAAGCCGCCGAAAAGCGCTTGCGTATTTGTTATGTGGCAATGTTCCTTCAAGCCACTTCGCATCTAAGTGGGCCGCGGCCACGTGTGGGTTACCCCCCTCGTGGCTGAGGTCCATAGATGTGGACTCACATACGCAATTCCGAGTGCAGGTATTTGGAACACAACCTCGCACCGGATACGAGCTTCTCGGTGACTACAAGGAACAGAAAGACGCTATCCTTACGTCTTACCTTCATCTGTTCCACGTAGACGCAGCTCTCCAAAGGAAGGATTTGCCTTTCCAACTTAAGCAACTGGTTGGTGCCTGGGACCGCTTGTTAATCAAGCAGTCTCTTCACCCTATCCAGAAGCTGACAGTCGGTCAGGTTTTATCCCGCCTTGGATCTCGAAAATTCGAGCTCTATTGGAAAACTCCCAGACTACCCGAGGGCCGATTTTGGAATGCCGTTGGGAGGGGTCAGCAGCGCTTAAGAACAGCGTTTGAGCTAGACCAACCTCCCGTCGCTGAAGGGCGACAAGGCACCCAACCATTCGGCTATTTACCTCATTGGGTAGTCTCACCTCTTGCACAAAACGAACGTAACATCGTAATGTTACGAGTCACACCGGAGATCTGGCTTGCCAGACCGAAGGTGGGAGTTACACCCCTAACTACTAAAGAG